ATGAAGGGGGATGATGCCCTCATGCAAATCCTGATGAACGGGTTTACCGGCGTCATCATCTTTCTTGTTCTAAGTGGGTTCGTAATGGCTCACGTCTATCGTGAGTTCAGGGGCTCTATGAGCCTGACAAGTTACGCCAGCTATTTTTACAAGCGAGTAGCCAGAATCTATCCGCTGCATTTCGTGACCCTGTTTACGTATCTGGCGCTGATGGAAACTGGGTACATCATCCCGTCCACCAATGAAACACCTTTCACGTTCGGGCTGAATCTACTTCTAGTACAGGCTTGGGGATTCGTGAACGAGTTCTCATGGAATGCGCTTTCCTGGACGATCAGCGTGGAAATGTTTGCCTATCTCTGGTTTCCGTTCATCGCGCTAGCTCTTTTCAAGCTACCCAAGGTGGTTTCCGCTTCTGTCATTGCCGCAGTAGTGTGGATACTTATGGACAGCCCGTATACTGCTTTACTCCAGGCGGCTGGGGTTAACACCAATGGGGTGGTGCTCTCCCACGGAAATTTTCTCGTCCAATTCACAGCTGTTTTCATCGCTGGGGTGGCGTTGTACCGCCTAACTCAAGGCATCGAAAGTACCACCGCCACAGTCTCTAACGCCCTGGTGATCTCAGGTATCGCGATCCTCGGCTATGCCTGCACCGTTCCATTCCGATCCTGGATCATGACCTGCGGCGCGCTGCTGCTAATCGCCGGCCTGTTGAGCAACAAGGGCTTAGGCCGTCTATTGTTCGGGAATCGCGTTTCGGTGTTCCTTGGCGAAATCTCCTATTCCCTCTATCTGACGCACGTCTTGCTCAACATAGTTATGTCCAATGAGATCGTTGGCTTGCGCTTGGCTGACAAGATATCACTAGCCATCTGCACAGCCACGATCTCCTACTACCTGATCGAGCGCCCGTCCCGTAACTTCCTGCGCAAGCTGGGCAGCAAAAGGAAGGTTACCGCCCAGCCTGCAGCAGTTCCGGCTACTGCTTAGGAGCTACGGCTTTAGCCCACGCAGCCAGAGGTCTTAGTCCGTCGATGGCTGCGTCAGCATCTCTTGCCAGCGCTGCATATTCATCCGTGCACGTTTTGAGAACATCCCAGGCTCTGGCAGCGGTTCGCTCAGAGAGGCCGGCGCGGGCGGCTGCTTGGGTGGCTCTGGTACGCTCGGCATCGATGGTGTCCCGCAAGCTACCAACAGCACCGGCAGCAAGATCACGCTCAGTATTCGATATGCGCGTTGCTTCATTAGCTTTCTCCAGACGAGCCGCGTAATCGGCTGCGGTTTCCTGCTCCAGGCGTCGATACCGCGCCTCGATCTGTCGGGCGTTGGCTGCCGCCTCAAGTTGCGTGTGCGTGACACCCGCTTGGTACTGGCGGGCGCCATACCATTGCCGCTCTAGCACCAAACCCGCCACCATCAGCGCGCCGGCCAGCAACGCCACGGCGTAGCCCTTCCAGCCGATCAGGATTGAAGGCAGACCCACTTGTCGACCTCCCTGCGCGTCACCAGGCCGGGCAGCGTCATCAGCTTGCCGCCCACCCTACCCTTTACCCAGCGGTCCAGCTCAGCGCAACCGCCGGCATAGTCCCCTGCGTTGAACTTGCGGCGCATGGTGGACTGCTCTAAATTGCCCGCGCCCAGGTTGTAGGTAAAGTCGATGAGCGCCGCGCGCTGCCAGTCGTTGAGCGGCACGGTGATGAGTCGACGCACCACGCGGTCGGCCGTGGCCAAGTCCGCGTCACGCCACGCATCACATTCGGCGTCGGTGTAGAGGCGCTTGGGGTCGATATCTGGGCCGGTGTGTCCGTCGCAGACGGTCAGCACGCCGACGGGGTCGATGTACGGCTTGCCGCGCACCTTCCCAGGTTCGAAGTGCGTGACCAGCACGCCGGCAATGGTGATTGCGCCAGCGCCGGCCGCGGCCAGAACTTTCCGCTTCAGCGCGGGCGGGATCACGCTTCCACCTCTTTCCGCTCGCGCCGCACGTCCCGCCACCACTTCCAAAGCAGATAGGCTGCCTGCAACCCGATGTAGATCAACGTCGCCCATAGCACGGCTGCATTCAAGTCCCAGCCTGACGCAGCGCCCGCGACCACGACAGTTGCCGGTGGCGCGGCCTTTGCGATTTCGGCGCCGATTTCAGCTTGCATCTTGATGATCCTTTGGGGCATAGCGCCTCCGATGGTGGTACGCGATGTTGACGGTCAGCACGAACGGAGCGCGGCCGCACATATCACGGGCCCACGAGTAGACGGCGCTCTCGCCAATCGACGCCCAGCACGTTGGCGGTCCCGTCAGTCATGCGTTGCCACCCGTCCATGATGTATTGGTTGGGTGCCGCACCCAGCAGCGGCGCCGGATGAAGGTAAGTTGTGTCCCCAATCTTCCACGTCGATTCCAACGGCATCGCGGCGAACGTCAGCGCCTGGCGCCCGGTACGGCGGCCGGAAACAATGGCGTTCATCAGGATGTCGTTTTGCGAGGCACGCAGCCCGTTGCCTTCCATGTGAAGGCGGCCGATATTCCCGGCGAGCGTGATGCCGTACTTGGGCGTGCTTCCCGGATACAGGTCGCTGCCCAGGCCGTTGTTGTCTTCCAGGAACAGCTCATAGATGAGCCCACTGATATCGATGCAAATGGTGTCGGTGGGCCGCGCCGTGGTCGGCGCCATGTTCTCAAAGGTGTTATTCCACGCGCTGAGACCAAGAATGGACCCGGATCCCTCGACGCCCACGCCGATCCCGCGGCTGAACCCGGAGAAAACGTTGTTCCAGATGTGCGCGGGTCCGATTGACCGCCCAGTCGTGGCGAGCAACACCAGGCCAGTGTTGTCCGTTCGGTCCCGGCAGATCACCCTGTTTCCATACACAGACACGCCGATCAGGTTGCAGTCATGCATGACAAGATCGAACGCGACGCGTGGGATCCCAGATATGGCGATGGGCGCCGCCAGCATCACGATGTCGTTGTCGTAGATCGACAGGTCCGCAATCCCATCGTTCTGTACTGCAGTGCTCCAGGTGCCAACAGCACGAAGCGAGATAAGCGCGCGGTTGTTATAGATGGAGATTCCGCGGTGCTCGCCCTCTTCTCCTGCGCCAACCCAGGCGAACTGCAGATAGTTGCGACCGAAGTTGTCGTGCACGCTGATGTTCGACCCGAAGCACTCCACGCAGACAACCGGGCCGCCACGACCAGTCGAGGGAGTCGGATGATCGAAGAAGTTATGGTGATACCTGGCATCGTCGCTGAACCCATAGATCGATGAGTGGTCGGACGAGTCAATGCCGTTGTTGTAAAAGCGGCAGAACGCGATTTCGTTGTTCGACCCCTTCACGCCAGAATGGGTGTATCGCTGACCCAAGGCAATGCCAGTCACACCAGGAATGTTGATGAACTCGCAGAACATGATTCGGGAGTTCGTGACGCGCGCATCCGTACCCGTCGTGGCCACGCTGCCCGACACCATCAACGCCGCTGTGTTAAACGCGGCATAGACCCCGGAGCCGCGGTCCGGGCTGATCTTGTTGTTTTGCCCATTGAGGTCGAACGTGATGCCCTGGATATCGATGTGATCGAGGACCTGGTTCGACGCCATCAGGTTGAAAAACTTTGGGCTGGCGTCGGTGCTCTGGTTGTCCAGCAGCTTGAAAACCGTCGCGCCGGCACCTTGGCCGCGGATCTTCACGCCGGTCTTGTAAATTAGGGAGCAGTACGTCTGGGCCTGCGCCTCCAGGTCAATGCGCTGCGACAGGGCCAGGCCGTATGTCCTTGCACTTGCGGTCAGCGGGACTTTCGACACACTTGCCCAGTCGAACGCGACTTGAATGCGCGCCGAATCGTCCGTTACGCCGTCTCCCTTTGCGCCGGCTTCATCGATCGATACCGACCCAGGGTGATTAAGCTTGTACCTGTCACCGTATTCGCTGACCAGTACGGTGAATCCATTGTCTGCAGTCGTGCTGTCAGCGGGGTCGTAGACGTAAAACGATGGCTGCTTGTCGTTCCGAGCGTAATAGCCGGTCGCTACCACATACGGATTCTTAATCCCACGCTGCTTGCGGACATCAGCAACGGTGTCCACAACGCGGTTAACTCCGCCGACAAGCGCAGCGCCTAGATCAGTGTTGGTCGGGTCAGCCAGCTTCTCTGCAAACCGATCAATCGCGGCCTCTACATCCGTAGGGGAAGCAGCGCCAGTAACGTCATCCTGCGACCATACCGAAACGTCGTTCGCGTCTTTCAGGACGAACGTGTAAACCTGGTCGGTAAGCAGGTAGATGATCGCCTCGCCCGAGGCGTTCAGGACGATGGGATTGGTGTTGGCGGCCGACTGTTGCGCGTCCTGGTATGTGGCAGCCGGCGTAGTAGTTTTGTTCTGATAGGTGTAAAGCTTGGCCCCCACCATAGGGCGGCCAAAATCATCGATGGCCTTGAAGCGGGGCAGGATGTAGGACGCAACGGCCATTTCTTAACCTCAATAAAAATGCCCCGCACGGGGCGGGGCACATGAATGAATGACGAACAGTTTTGGCGCGTTCTTATTGGCGGCGCGATTCTCGGGGTACTGCCTTGGGTGATCTCATGGCTGAAAGAGTTGATTCAAGGCTGGAGCGGCCACGACGCCCGCTGCAGGCAGGACGCCGGATATGCGCTCTGCAAGCTGTGGGGCGATTTCTGGGCGGCGTGCTATAAGCGCTGCTGCCAGGCGATTCGCCCCACGCAGGTACGGCAGACTCGCCGCGCCGAGCCATACTGGGGTAAGCGGGTTAGCGGCGGCCGCACCGATGGTGCCGACGAGCGCCCCTCGGTCAAACGTCCCTGAGTTCGGCACACGGCTGTTCATGACGGCGCGCCCGGCATCGGAAAGGTCTTGCATCAACGCTTCCCCGCGGGCATAGGCGTTTTTTCGAACCGTGCTATCCCCTGCGCGAACGGCAGCAGAGAATTGCGCAGGCGTGAATACCCCGCTCTCTGCCGCCTGGCCACCTGCCGCACGTTCAAGGCGAGTCAGCATGGCGTAGGAACGGTTGATAGCGCCCAGTTCCTGGGAGAGTTGAGGATTAGCCCGCGCCAGGGTTTCGCGCAGAGACGATTGCAGCTCCGTGAGCGCCATCCCTAGCTCTCGTTCGCCGGCTACTGCGCTACTGCGGTAGTTGGCCCCGAGACGTCCCAGTTCGGACTCAATCGCGCGGAAGTTTTGGCCGGTAGCCACCCCTTGGGGAGTCAGGCGCCCTACTACCTGCTCCCTCAAGATGCGTTCGAACTGTTGGGCCTGAGGCGGCGGCAGACTCTGTGACATCTGCTGCAGCGTTCCCAGCTCTTGAGCGAACTGGTTATCGGCACGGAAGGTCAGCCGCGGCATGATGTCGTCATATGCGTCACCAATGATCCGCTGGACTTGCTGCATGCCTTCCCTGCCGGTCGCATTGACTCGCTGACCGAGAGGCGCCACAGCGCGATTGAGCGCGGCCTCGTTGAACTCCTGAATGCCTCGCTCGCGCGCGCCGCGGATCGCATCGCCCACAATGGGAATGGAAACCGCCTTGTCCTCGACTCGCTGGGCGGTGCCGCCCATCAGTTGGCCCGGTGTCGGCGTAACGCCCTCATCCAGCAACGTCTGCACGTTCGGATTCACAGAGGCGCGAGGGCTGATGATCCGAGAAAGCGCGTTTCCGACACCAGATAACGCGCCACTAGCGAGGCTACCTACAGCCATTTGGCGCAGCTTGTTTTCAGCGTAATCGCCGCCTTCCGTGACGGGCTGCAGACCTCCCAGCACCGCGCCGGATCCTGCCGCAGCGCTCATAGACGCGGGGATAGATAGGCCTGCAGCCGGGGCCATCGCCGCAGCTAACGGTGCCGTGGACGCCACATTGCCCGACAGGCGGGCCCAATCGAATCCATCATTGCCGACAGCCTGGCGCGCAGCCTGATACTGCTGCTCCTGTTGTTGGACCCCCTGGTTCACGTCCTGAGCCGTCGCTGGCGTCATGCCAAGGAATTTCGTAATGGGGCCAATTACAGGCAGGTCGTTGACGTACTGTGTAGCAGAGTTCACTGCATCCACCACGCCGCCAGGTGCCGCGTTCACCAGCAGTTGAGCGCCCGCGTTCAGTGGGTCAACTACCGCGCCCTGAGCCATGCGGCCGAAGGTGCTAGCCTGGATCTTCTGAGCTTGAGTCGGCTCGACAGGCGCCGGCGCACTCTCCTGCGACATTTCCACCCTCAGCGCCCCATCTGGGCTGCGAGACACGCCGGCTTCAGGGGTAGCCGCCTCCCATTGCACTGTATTCCAGTCGATTTCTGGCGCAGCAGCCTGCGTGGGCGGCTCATCCCATTGGACGCTGTTCCAATCGACGTTTGGCGCCGATGCAGCCGCCGCTGAAGGGAAAACCGCCGCTGCTACGCGATCCAGCGCACCGGGCTGTCCGCGCATGCCTGCGACGATCTTTTCGACATACGGAACCGTTTCCTGCGGCTTTGGCAGATAGCGCATCCAATCTGCATCCCCGGCGAGCTGTGCACGCTCTAGCGCACGGTCAACGCTTCCAGGCCCGGCGTTATAGGCTGCAAGACCACGACGAATGTCTCCACCGTATCGTTGCACCATAGCCGCCAGATAGTCCTGACCAACGCGTGCGCGTTCCTCCAGGCTATCGTCAACAGCTGGACGCACGCCAAAGCCAGGATCTCGATTGGTCGCGTCCATCACTTGCATACGCCCTTTGGCGCCAACAGGTGACGTTACGACGCGCCCCGCCGAGTCATAGTCTCGGTTGCCACTCTCAGCCTGAGCGACCAGGCGCAGAAGATCGTTGTAGGGCATTATTGAAGGACCTCACGCGTTCCGTCGGTATATTCCACGACCTGGCGACCATCAGGCAGCCGACCACGGCGCGCGATTTCTCGCTGAGGCGCAGCGGGAGCAGCACTGCCCGTATCTACTTGACCCGCGGCCCCGGCTTTCCGACGAGCGCGTTCCAGGCCCTTGGATACAACATCACGCAATTCTTGGAGGGACGCCAAGAATGTTGCATCGCGTTGATTCGTCTTAAGTCGTGCTATCGCTTGGGTTGCCTTCTGGCCTTCCACTTCCGTGATCTGCCCCCCACCCTTAAGGCTTTCAAACGCTTGCAAAAATGCTTGGCCGCCGATTTGATCAAGTAGTGATTGAAAATCAGCCCGACCCGTACCTGGGAGTACCGGTAACATGGACTCCCACCCCGTAGACGACTCGCGAGACGAGTGCCCAATTGCCTGGTCGATAACGCCAAGGATCTGATTTGCAGTTGCCTCCGCTTGGCCGAATCCCTGTTCGTTCTCCACCTGCGCTTTGCCTTGAGCCGTGCCGCGAGCCTTGGCTTGGGCAACTGCGCCCTGGCCACTCGCATCCAGCGTGACCGGCATCAGAGGCTTACCGTCCGGGCCAACCGTCATGCGCACATTGCCAGCCTTGTCAGTCTGGAAATATCCCTGGGAGCTTTGCTGAGGCGCGGACAAGCCGGAGCGGTCTAGATTCATCCGCTCCTGCTGGAGTTGCATCATTTGCTGGCGGTACAGCATGTCGAACTGTTCCGACTGGCTCATGGTGCGAGCCAACGCCTGTTGCACCCAGGCGGGGTCATAGTTTGGGGGCAGTTGCGACACATCTAGACCTGCTTGGGCCGCCGCCTGTTTGGCGCTCTGATAGGTGGATTCATCGCGCACGCCTTGAAGCAGACGCCCTTGAACCTCCATGTTCTGCTTGGCCAACTGCATACGGCGCATCTGTCCCTGATCGGCAAGTGCGTCTTGCTGATTGGCGAGGCCGGCGTATTGGAGCGCAGACTCCGGCGCCACCGCGGCAATTGACGGCAACGCCGAACGATTGAACCGGCCGTCTTCGCCAAAGGTCCCCGGCTGCCGCAGAACTTCGGCCAAGGCGTTGCGCTCCGAGGTCATTCTCTGCTGCTCGCCTAACTGACCTTGCGCAGCCTGGAGCCGTACCGCATCCATCAGCACGTTCTGCGGACTTTCGATCTGCGGCGGACGAATCTGAAGGGGGATGTTCGTATCAAGTGCCATGGGTTACCACCATCCGTTAACACCTTGGCCGCTGCCAAGGCCACCGACACCGCCTGCCGGCTGGAATGTTCCGCTATAGCCGCTCGTGCCCTGCGGCCTGCTCCCGAGGTAGCCGGTAAGCGCATTCGTCACTGATCCGATGCCGCTGTTGATCGCGTTTTGCTGGCCCACGATGCCGGCGGCTGCAGCATTCCCAGCCTGCAACGTGTTGTTGCTGATCTGATTGGCAGTGTTCGAACCGATGCCCGCCAAAGCGTTGGCGGCACTCTGGCCAACCCCCGTAACACCCATCAGGCGGTTGTATATGTTGTTCTGGTTCGTATTGAACGCGTTAAAACCAGTCAGGTAGTCGTTGTTGTAGCGGCCATAGGCATTCTGGTATTCCTGGCTTGCCAAGCCAGAATTGAAGGATGCAAGATCCTTCGCAGCGCGCCCAGAGTTCAACCCACCTCGAGCGGCGGCCATGCGTTCAATCGCCTGCTCGCCTTGCTGTTGGCGAAACTGATAGCCGGGATCGGCCTGGAAGTCCGACATCCCGAACGGCTTGTACTCTTTGAAAGTACTCAGCAAAGATCCATAGAGCGGGTCGTTGCGCGCAGCGGTTTGAGCTGCCTGTTGCTGTGCCAACCGCTGCTGAATCGCGGCTTCTAGACCCGCCTCATCCATTCCACCCGAGCCGGCATTATCTGCATATATCCAGTTGGTGTAGGGGTTCCCAGCATCCCCCCCACCTTGGTAGGTCAGCTGATATCCCCATTTCTTGGCATTCGGGTCGTAGCCCCATTGCGCATCCGAAAAGTTTCCAGCCGCACCACCGCCAGTCAAGGTTCGAACGTCGGGAGGATTTCCACCAGAATACCCCCCTGAAGCTTGGAACTGAGGCAATAGCTCGGCGCGGATTTCATCGTAGGTCTGCTGACGGCCAGTAGTTTGGCCATTCGGTCCGATTCCTCCCAGGCCAAGCCGGTAGGCCAAGGCGTTCATGCCAGCTTGGCCGAACTGGTTGTAGGGCTCCAGATTGCCCCGGTTCTGCTCGTAGATATCGCGCTGAAGCTGATTGGCTTCCTCTGCCGCGCGAGATTGCGCCCCAGCAGCTTTCCCGGCGGCGCTTGAACTCATGGCGCTGCCAGCCACACCTGCGACGGCGCTGCCTACTCCTACGGCTGCTGCGACCATATCATTCTCCAATCCACTTGCTATAGGTCGTCTCGACGTGATCGAAGCCCAAAGCCTCGAAAAGACGGGACGCGTCCTTGTGCGCCTTCGAACCAACAAACCAACGCTGCACGCCGCGCCGCTTCAATTCCGCTTCCACAGCCTTGAACAGGATCACGCCACCTCGGGCACCGCGCTTATCGGGGCGAAGGTAAAAGATGTCCAAATGGCAGGTCAGACACGTCTGGTAGTGCAGGCCGGGCGCCACGAAACCGACGAAGTAGCCCACCAACTCGCCTTTGTCCCGCAGGGTGACAAAAATCACCTCTCCGCGCGCGTCCCTCTGCAGGTAGACGGGATACTGGGGATCCAGCGGCACCTTGTCTTTGTTCAAAGCCAGCTCTTCCCAGTGCAACGGAAACAGGGGCTTTAGCTCTTCCAGGCGCTCGGTGAGCGATTCGACACATGCAGTTAGCATTCCTACCTCGACGTCCGAATGTCCACGACCATGCTTACCCGGTCGTCGGCGCTGTTATTGATGACTTCGTGAATCTGCTTGTTGTCGAACCAGAACACATCACCGGTATTCATGTTGATCTGTTCATCGCCCGCCTTCAGGACCGCACCAGGCAGGCCGTGCAATACGATATGGAAGCGCGTGTAATAACGCGTTTGCTCCGGTGTATCGGCATGCGCGAAGATTCGACCGCCAGGTGCAACCTTGTTGATCATCACGCGGCCCAGGCGCTCGCCTTGAACACGCGCCATTAGGTTCATCAGCAACGGCCGCGCTTCGTGCAGTTGGGCATACGCCGGATAGTCAACGGCCTCATACTGGTCATGTCCGGCCAGTTGATTCTGCTTGTAGGCTTCAATCTGCTCTTCCGTCAGCCCTTCCACCTTCTCGGGGAATCGCAGCATGATCGTTTCGGTTTGACCGAATGGACCCTGAGGGTAGTGGCGCAGGAATGTATCTGCCTGCCACAGCTCGGGGCGGCGGCGGATGGCCAGCATCAACGGGTTAACGTCGGCGCCATGCGCCAGGAAGTGAAAATGTTGCATCAAGACCCCGAGGTTTCGTAAAGGCCGCCCGCAAGCGTGATAGCTGCTGCGGTATCAGACAGAGCTTGCAACGTCATCCCTGTGCTCAGATGCAGACCTTGCGCCTGCGGGGGGCAGTAGGTCTTTCCGGCCGGGATGCTGTATGCGCTGACGATCATGTTTGCAGCCGTAGGCGTCCCGCCGCTGGGAACGCGGTGAACCGTCACCGTTGCGGCCGTTCCCGTCGTGTTGGTAAGCGACAGGTTGTTGATCGTCGCCACCGTCCCGCCGCCAGGCGTCGTGTAGTAGGCCGCAGCGCTCGTCGTGAGTTGAGCCGCAGGGATTGGCAGAGGTATACGTTGCATGTCTGATCCTACTTAGACGGGTTCGAAACTCGCGCCCATCGTCATTTCGATGGCGAAAGCGTTGGCTTGTTCGGTCTGTTGCCTCGCCATGGACATTTCTACGGCGACAGCATGCGCAACCATTTCCTGCAACTGGTTGGGGCTAACCAGTAAGAAGGGCTCCATAGACAAGGCAGTGTCTTGCGGCGAGCCAGAATCAAAGGAGGCGAAAATGTCGGCCTCCGGGTTGATGATGTTCACGTCGCCGTCAGTGCCGCCCACGCGAATGGAAAACTGGCGCAGCAGCGCCATAAACTCGCGAGTCGGGTAGCCGATACCCTCTTTCACCACGATTAGCGGCGTCCGTGGGTTCGGCAGATTGATCTGCGTGGTCTGCTGAATGGGATCTGCCATCAGGACACCCCTTTCTCTACGTCCGCGAACGCGCCCAGGATGACGCGCTTAACCGGGTCCGTAACACTGACCTCGAAGACTCGGTTACGGCCTCGCCCCAGGCGATTCCACTTGGCACGGGCGCCATACTGGCCAATCTTCCCCATCGTGGCCTCTCGGCGATTGCTCCAGGTGTGGCCGCCATCATCCGAGTAGCGCAACATCATCTTGGGCATCTGTCCTTGGCCGGTTGGCGTGCCTACGCCAGCCTCGATATCCACCTGAAGAGCCGAAAAGAACAAATAACGCTGCTCATTTGCCAGCGTGGGAGCTGCACGCAGAGACAGAATCGTTGAACCGTCATCGGTGAATGCGTTCAGGTCCAAGGCGTATAGGATGCCGTTCTCCCAGTCGCCTACGATGTTCTGCCCGTTGAATGCCGCATGGCAGTTCGCCCGGTGGCGATGCAGCTTGCCAGAACCCGTATCCAGCCAGGCCCGTTCAGCCCATGTCCCCGTGGCGGCGTCGAAGTGCCAGGTAGCATCCGCAGTGGGAAAGGTCAGGACATAGAACGTATGGCCGTCTTGCTGATAGGTAAACGCCCGCGCATCATCGATCCGCGGATAGCTCTGCATCGCGAATTCCAGGCCATGGTCAGACATTCGCGTGGGGTTGTAGTTGGCAGCACGCCAAACGATCCCCTGCCCGTTCTCATCCTTCCCCAACCACACCACCGAGTTGTCAAAGCGCGCAGCACTCGCGGCCGCAGCGCAACCTACCTCGATGAATGCCGTACCGCTGGCCTCTAGCGGGAAATCCGCATTGCCCGTGTTCTCGAAAATCTGGATAGTGCTATCACCCAAGACCCACAACTGGCGGTGATCGGTCAGATGGGTGACGATGTTGTCCGGTGCGCCCTCGGCGCTGGTGAAGTCCGCGCCATTCCAATTCAGGCCATCCCCAAGCGCGCTTATAGAGAACTGCTCGGTATCCGGTGTTTCGGCAATGAAATAGTTGTCCAGGTACGAAACCGTCTTGGCGCCGGCTGGGAACTCCGGGTCAGTGATCTGCGAAAACTCAGACTCTTTGTTGTCCCAGATATACCCGGACACCCCGTCAACAATCATGAGCTGGGATGAATTCGCCTGAATCGACACGAAGCCTTCAGACGTTCCCAAAGTGCCGCGTTCGGTAGCTACCCATCCCGGGGTGATCGAGTACAACTTGCTGCCACCCACAACCCAAAGCTCGCCTTTGAACACTTCGGCGGCGCGTATCTCGCATGGGGCGTTGGGCAGAACCAGCTTACGAACGAGTCCAGGCGTCCCGATCAGTGCGGCGCCAGAGCGACCATTGGGGCCACCAGCCTCCAGATAGAAGTTCACGCACCGTTGCGCGTTCAGGTTCATGCTGCGCGCACGATAGGCGGGGCCAACGAATGGGATTTCCATGGCTATGCCGGAAGCTCAGGGTTATAGACGTTCAGAACGCCGCCGGCTATGGTGGTCGTGAGCCCGGCAGCTACGCGGACGATGCGCCACCGCCACCGGCCGCCAGGGAACCAGGACCAGCCTGGCCAATTCGTCGCTGAAGCAGGCACGCTAAAGGTTGTACTCATTGACCCTGCGCCAGCAATGTTGGTCACGTCCCGCCAACCGCGAGTCAGAACCAGAGTCAGCTCCGACGATGACATATCCATCGGATCGACGGCAGCGGCGGTAGCCCATACCCGTAAAGTCACGTCGAAATCATCGCCGGCAACGACGCTCCAGTCGGCCCTGGTACGCGGCTCATCCATGATCACGGTCAGATCGAAATTCATCAGAACGATTCCGAGTAAACGGGATCCTGCGATTTACGTACCTGAATCCCGCCTTCGATCTGGGCTAGGCCGAACAGCCACGCCGCTCCATCTGCGGGTTTGCCAAACTCCGGCGCCGCCAGGAAAGCAGCCATGATCACGTATGGCTCCTGCGCGAAAGCGGGCACGTCTTTCTCCGTCCAGCGCAGTAACTCATGCGCCCGAAGGGACTCGTGCACGGCGGCCAGCTTTTGCTTTGCCAACTTCAGATCCTCGGCCGTTGCCGTCTCCCCAGGAGCCAGCACCGTGGTCTTTATCAGCACTTGATTCGCCAGGTCCGGCAGATTGGTCGTCGTCATGGCGGGATTCCTTTGCTGCTACCTTGAAATGGCTATTGCGTGCCAGCCTCGCCGCCAGCTCACCACCGATGAGAACCGGTTGACCAAGCTGGAACAGGAGGTCGCCCACGCTGATGGACTCTCGATCTGTCGGGTTGATCGGATCACCGATGAAGGTGGCTTCGTAGTTCATTTAGATCTCCCGGCCGGGCGACCGAAGCCGCCCGACGGTCCTATCAGCCGTTGGCCGGCAGGAAGAACACAGCGATGCTGACGGTGCCGGACGTGGCGCCAGTGGCCGGAGCAGCCTTCACCAGCACATCGATAGTGTCATCGGCGGTGAGAGTGAGCGGCTTGGCAGTTGCCGCGCCTGCGCGGATAACGCCGCCGGTCTGCCCCGTGGTGGACGCTGCCACGAAATAGTCCGGGTCAACGCCGTAGCCGACGTCCAGGGTGATCGTCGGGGTGCCGTTGGTGTCCAGATCGGTTGCAGTCACCATGACATCCACGATGGTTGCGCCCTTGGGGATCAACGGCCCTTCGATCACGTCGTTCAGCGCCAGCGCCGCAGTGAGCGCATAGCTGGATACGGCGCATTTCAGAGACTGGGCATCGCCCGGGCCCGGCTTCAGATCGGGGCTACCGATCCGCGTTGCTTTGAGAGTTGCCATGGTTGGCTCCTGAATGAAAAGGATTCTGGGCAGACCGGCTAACGCGCCGGCCTGACTCCTTAGGCGTCAGCGACACCAGCGGTGTAGACCGTGACCACGCCGTGTTGCACGAGGTCTTCCGTATCGCCAGCGCCCTTGCCGAAAAGCAGCTTTTCGATGCCGCGGATCTCCTGCACGCCCACACCATGGCGGAAACCGTAGTCGCGAACGTCGGTGGTCGATTTGGTCCGTTGGGCGAAGCCGACGCCGATTGCCTGGGCGCCCACCAGGAAGTTGAACGCGACGTCGATACCGCCAGCGCCGACACCAGTGATCGCGGCCATTTCGGGGATCTCGCGGATGATGACGCCATCCCAAACCAGCGAGCCGCCGGTAAACAGCGGGTTGGCGCTCACGTCACGAGGGCGAGCGGTGCGGTTCGCCTGCACCATGACCGGGTCGTTGGACAGATCGCGGAACGACTGCGGGCCGGCGAACATGACGAACCATTCTTCGTCTTCGTTCAGGCGGATCGGCTTGATGGCAGGGGATGCCGTCTGAGCCATGCGCTTGGCCAGGCTGATCATCGCCGGGCTGAGCTTGTCGGCCGTGTTATCGATGTTGGCCAGCGAGGCCGAGTGGTCGTTGCCGGTGTTGTTGCCGCGGGCGGCGCCGAACAGAACGCGGTCGGCGTTATCAGCCAGCCATGCATCCTTCTGGGCTTCGCTGGCGGACCCGTAGGCAACGCCGTTGATGGACTTCAGCGCGTCGGTGATGTTGTCGCGCATCTTTTCCATGGCCCACAGCTTCAGGGCCATCTTGCCGGCATTGCGCAGCTCGATCGCGGATTTCTGCTCTTCCCAGTCGGTGACGACCACGGCGTTGCGCAACGGCGCGACCGTGACAGCCATCGAACGGGAATCCAGCTCTTCTTCGTTCCCTTCCAGGATCTGGTTGCCGGTGACGCCATTGCTCTTGAGCTTGCGGACGGCAGCAAAGGTGATCTTGTCGCCCGGCTTTCGGGTCAGATCGTCCTTGATGTGGATGATGGAGTTTTCATCCGTACCCATATACCGCTTGTAGCGGTTCTGGCGCACGTACTCCATGAAAAATTGGTCATCCCACTGCTGGGGAGTGAGACCTACTGCGGCGGTAGTTTCAGCCATGATTTACCTCAGGATTTCAGAATGTTGGCGAGCGGCGTAGGCCCAGTCCATGCGGGCGCAGAACGTGCACCTACGGAGTGGGCGGTAGCCAGGGATTGAGGGATTCGAGGGGACGCGGGCACCGCGGCGACCGGGTCGGAAGGTGCTGGCTGTTGCTGGGCGAGTTCGGCCTTGACTTGCTCCTTGAGCTTTTCCCGGTATGCGTTCGGGTCGTTGCCGATTTCGTCCATCAACTGCAGGCGAGAGGCATATTCGTATGCCCACTTGTAGGGGTGGACCTGGCGGCGCAGTTCTGAGACGAGACCCGGATTCCGGTCCAGTTCCTGCTTGAACCGTTCCACCTTCTCGTCCACATCGGTGTGCGTCTGGCGCAGCATCATCTCGGACATGTTCAGCCGCTCATTGATAAGGGCATCTTCAACCGGGATGGGGCCTTGCTGCTGGGGGGCAGCTTGTTGACCCTGCGGCGCCTGGGCAGCCTTCAACTGCTCTTCCAGGCGAATAGCCTTTTCCTTCCAATCCTGGCGCTGCTTGCGTTCAGCTTCCAGTGCCGACAGAGGGACGCTTTTCTCTTGTGCAGGTGCTGGCGGCTCACCGGTGGCCACATCCCCCTGAGCGGGTTCAGCAGTCGTTACGCCCTTCGGCTCGACTGGCGGCTCAGTTGCCACCGGCGCTGGCTCAAGCGCCTGCGTGGTGGTATCACCGTCATCCGTTCCGTTCAACACTTGATCCAAATCCATCTATCGCTCCTACGCCCGATCAAGCCCGGCGGCGGCCAAACGCCCGAAACCCGGCGGCGGCATAAAAAAACCGCCCGAAGGCGGCTCTTAAGGCGGGATGCGTCAGACTGAGACGCTTCCCCTGAACTCAGGTACCGCTGGGGTGGCCAACAACAACGCTGTTTCCACCTCGGTTTGTTCGGCCTCCGCCGTCGTCTTGCGGACCTCGGCCATGCCCTTCTCAGCATCAACTCGAGCGGCAAGTGGATCGCCAGGCGTCTGATCGGTCGCGGTAGCGGTCATGCGGCGCGTTTGCGCATCAAATGCCTTCACCGCCAACTCTCCCTGCTTGTCTCGCAACTGCGTTTCCATTTGCTGCATGCGCTCTGCGGCCTGCTGAATCGCCTGCTGCATCTGCTGTAGTTGCTCCTGCACCTGCGGCGGCAACTGATTGCCCTTCTCCATCTCGTCCAAGATGGCATCCTTGTTGCGGATGCTGGACGCCTGCACCAACGCCTTGGGCGGGATTCCGACACCCGCTTGCGCGAGTTCAACCAGCATTTGGAATTGCTCGCTCTGGATGGTCGCGGTATCAGGGGTTTCCTCGATCACGATGTCAACATCCAGGCCAGAAATGTCGTTGTCTACGCGCAGGACTTCCTGCAAGCGAGGATCATCTGGCTGCAATTGCATGCGTTGCGCCACTTGCTGCGCCTGCTCGGGCGGCATCTCGGACAGGGCATCGCCCAGCGTTACCTTGCGGTTCAGGCCGACGTACCGAACATTGCGCTCATCGTCCGTAACTCGGATCCATCGCTCACCAGTCCAAAACTGCCGCACGCGCATCCAGACCGCCTCATAGACCATCTGGCTCCATTGGCGCAGGCCATCGTTGATTGGGCCAACCTCAATAGAGCCTCCCTGCTGCTGAGCCTGGATAGCGCGCCCGGATTGCTGTCGCGGATCCTTACCCGCCATCGCAGCATTCGGTCCAGCTGCCTGCATTTCTGCGGTAGCCTGCTGCAGAAGCAATTGCTGCCCCTGCGCCATGTCATTCGTGGGCAGGATCCCGAAGTCTTCCCCGAACCTTCCACCCTGGCTGATCTTTACGTGTCCGTCAGGCTTAGCCAGCTCCCTGCGCGCCGCATCCACATCAGGGATGCCGCGGTCATTGCCAAACGTCTGGCGCACGCTCATGAGATGCAACGCCTTGGACCGGCGCTTGTTGATCTCATCCTGCAGCGAGATCATGCTCCGGGCATCGCCGTAGCGATTATTGTCGCGATCTACGTAGGCAGCGCGCATGATCAGGGAACTTGTGGGAACCCCATGCTTATCCAGATAAGGCGACTGCTGCGCCTCTTCCAGAATGCCGCCCTTCGTGAATGTGACCACCCACCAAACCCCAGCTTGCAGGTAGTGCATCTGGACGATCCGCACACGAGTGCGGCGGTTGTCACACCACAGCATGAACTTCGGGCGGTCGTCGTAGGTGTCGGACAGGGATACGGAATTCAACGTACCCTCGATCGCATCACGGGCGTTCGGGTACTGCTCCAGCGCCTCGTCCTTGTCCATCCAAATGACGATGCCCTTGTATCGGACGTCTGAAAAGTCCCGGCGACGACTGTGCGGGTCGTAGAACAAACGGTCCCAAGGCACATGCTTCAGGTCCACGTCATACTCTTGGCCGCGCTGCACAACAGTGACGTCTACGCCACCAAACCCCTCAATCAGCATGTTTTCGTAGACCTCCGAACGTAGGTCATCGAAGCCATTTTGATCGGAGACAAAGCGCAAGGCGTCAGTAGCTGCCTCGGAGAGCTGTTCCTCGTGCGGAGTCCGCGGGAACGCTTTGGGATCGGTGCGCTGGCGCTGCTCCAGCCCACGCAGGAAGTTCACCTTGCGCTGCACATAGTTGACAGTCAGTGCAGGCTGGCCGCGCTTCTTCAGCGTGTCCATTTCCTTCTGAGTCCACTGCTTCCCGTCGTAGTAGTCCCGGTCACGCTCGGCCAAGCGCCGGGCTTCGTCAGTGGCGTCCTCGGCCTCTTCGAACCACCGGCACAGGCGGCCCAGGTCGGGGCCTGCGCTTGCTGTGTCGACGGCTAGCGCCTGGTTCATGCCACTTTCCACGATTCCTCGCCTCTGTCCTCAAATGCTCTCGCCCAACGGTCGCGGGGCGGTTCCTGCTTCTTCACCGTCACTATGGCCGGATGCGCTTCATCCAGGGCTCGGCCAATCATGGACGCTGTATCAACGTCGTCGTCATTCTTCCCAGTGGGGAACTTCAAGAATTCGCTGATTTCCGCTCCTGGCTCAAACCACACGCGCCCCATGGCAAGCCTGGCCTGAAAGCCTCGCGCCCGGGTCGGTTTGTCCGAAACGCTGGGAAGCCATTCCATGCGGCAGAACACATTGCGCTCTCGCATCCGACGCGTGAGCATCGGTTCTACGGCCTTCTGGATCACTCCAGCCTCGCCGAACCATGCGAATGGGCGCCATTCCTTGATCAGGTCCAGCTTCCGCTCCACCCATTCGTCGGCTGCTGTCTGCCCTCTCCACCCGGCAAGACGGTAGATATCGCCTGCTGGGTCCACGCCCCATACTCGATGGACCGTGTAATCTCCGGCTCCATCTGTCACGGCGTAATCGCTCGTTCCGTATATGGCCAAGTCAGACGGCTTGGACGTCCATTCCTTGAACCACTCCCGGCGAAAGTAGCTGCCATCGTCGGGCGCCGGGTCTTGCTGATAGAGCGCATTCCAATCCCGCTCTGGCAGGACTGACTTGATCTGCATGAGGCGCTCAATGGGATAGTCTTCCTCCCAGAGTGCCCTGCCTGCGCTGTCAATGGCTGGGAGACTCACGACCTCCCACTTGTCACCGTCCAGCTTCTGCTGCTCCAGCAACCACCCTGACAAGTCATCTTCGTGCCACCGCGTGTTGATCACGACGATTGCGCCACCCGGCATCAAGCGCGTGTAAGCGGTGGACGTGTACCAATCCCGCACCCTGCGGCGGCGAACGTCGCTATCTGCTTCCTTACGGTCCTTGAACGGGTCGTCAATCAGCAGAATATGGGCGCCTCGGCCAGTTGTTGCGGTTCCGACGCCCGCCGCAACGTACATCCCGCGTTCGCTTGTGTGCCAGCGGTTGGCTGCTTTGGAGTCCGGCGCCAATGTCACCGTGAACAGAGCCCGGAATTCCGTCTCTGCCACGATGTTTCTGACCTCGCGCCCGAAGTCACCAGCCAGATCGCTGTTGTAGCTGGCAGCGATGATCTGCTTGTCTGGGTTCCGTCCCAGATACCACGCGGGGAATCGCTTCGATGCCAGCTCTGACTTGCCGTGCCGGGGAGGCATGCAGATCATGAGCCGCTTGATGTCGCCCCGCTCTACCGCCTCCAGGGCTCGGGCAATCTCCGCATGGTGCGGAGCCGGCCGATAGCTGGGTAACGTGTATTTGGTGAACTCCAGCAGGCTTTCCCGCGCCCTACGCCGTGCAAGCAGCTCAGACGCTGCCTGTTGCGGCGATAGTGGCGAGCTGGTCATCGGTCAACTCGGACGCGTTGAACTGGATGGGGGGAAGGTCGGGAGCCCCGCCGATAGGCTGCGATGCCTTGCCGAATCCCCTGTCAAGCAATTCCTTGATCGCGGCCACCTGGGCTGCGGGCGGCGTATCGGCGCTCTGGAAAATCTCTACCAGGCGCGCTATTGCATCAGGGCCGTGGCTCTGCGCCAAACTCTTGATATCTGCCGTCACCCGGTTCGGAATGCCGGGTTTACGACCGGCTCCGGGGCGCGCTCCGCCTCGTGCCATATTGATAGTCCTTGATAGTCTTTCTAGCGAGTATTAGGCTGCCGCCTGCAAAGGATCACGCCTTAGGGGACGGGGAGCATGGGCTTGAAGCGCGTTCCCGAGGCGGCAGTCTGATACTCGCGTTGGTTGATTTACTGGGATAGCTTGGAACGTAGTTCGTAGCCCATCAATGGCCAGATCTTCTGCACTGCGTTCTGGCGCGCAATCTTGCGGCCGATTTCGGCGTCGAAGTTATCCGGGCTGGCGCATGCGCTTTCGCCGGTGACGGTGAAGCCGTTTTGCAGCACCAGCACGCAGAAGGTCAACAGGCCCAGCACCTTGGCATCGCACGCTTGCGCTTCCGGGCCGCCACGGAAATGGCCGTCCACGCCGTCCAGCGCGGTGAAGTAGTGGCATTCCTTGATGTTCGCTTCGATGTCGGCGGGCGTGACGCGTGGTGCCGTCTTGCCCTTCGCTTGAATTTCTGCCTCGATCCCCACGTCGTCGCTGCGGGGTGATTGGATGTTGTGCATGCCACGCTCCAGAAAAAGAAAAGCCCCGGTGCGCGTTGATAATCACCGGGGCCTTGCTGCAGAGGCACGTATACAGCCTCTACCCTTTACTCTAAATACATCCGGACAGTTCCGCTAGGTGTCCGGACAATTTAGTTTCGTACCCTGTTGCAAAGCTGCCGCCCATTGTGTGGGATAGCTGCTTGTGGGCGTATTCCAGCGTTTCGTAGTAGGCAGTGCGCGTCGTGCGCAGCATGTCTACCTTCCGCTTGACGGGGCCCGCCCATACGTAATGCGCGGTGATTACCACCCGCATATCCGGATGGAGGTTGTTGATGGCGTCGTCTATGCGAAGCATGTCCCCGTCAGCAGCGCATGCCTCCGGTCCGGTATAGCCCCAGCCGTCGTGGTCTACGCGCTCCTTGGAGAATGCTGCGGACGTGGGGTAACCCAATGCCCTATCCTTCCGGATATCCTGGCGCCGGCCCCAGTCGGACAATAGGATCTCAAGATTGGTGCGCATCATTCCCCCATATGCCGGAAGTTGCTGACGTTGGTTGTCATCGTGGTCAGCCGCGGCTGGAACTTGGCACGCTCTGCTGCCTGACGCATTGCCAGGCTTGGAATGTAGGCGCGGGCCTGGATGGGTTTGATTTCGCTGGGCTTGACGGCTTGTTTCATGCTTGCGCTCCCTGCTGAGCGTGAACAGTAAGGGCCACGCCGATAGCGGGCCATGCGTGGCTGGATACGCCATACAGCGGCCCAGGCTTGGCCTTGGTGCCGATCTGCGGGGTTGCCCCACCCCCTGATGCCGGGTAGAGGTCGATAATCGCCTGACGCACGTTGCCGTCCTTGGCCTTGGTCGTGCCACAAAGATGCATCTTCACGTCCTTGCGGTAGACCAGCTTGACCGACTCCGGGTCGTGCCATGCCTGGACAAACCGTCCAATCCATACGCATGTCTCGAAGACTTCGCGCCCTACGGGCATCCCATAGCTGGCGATCATTTCAATAGCCATAGTCGCGTAGATACGGCTGGCCACTCGCTCAAGCATGTCGGAATTCGGAAGCACTCCGGATGACAACACGCGGCCCCCAGCAAGAACGCACCACCCTGATTGCGTAGGCCCAGGATCGATAGCGAACGTTCCCGCTGTCCCTCCAGGTACGAATTCCGTTCCAGCTAGCGGATCAAGAACCACGTCCATTTGCTTCATGCCGTCACCTGCGCCATCAGCACGCGGAAGGGATCGAACGACCCGGGTACTACCGTCTCACGCAGCTTTGCAATCGTGGCGTAGGACTGGGTTTCTGGAATATGGACCTCCTTCTCCTGCACAACGACAGGAACGGGGGCATCCAAAGCATCACCCCACATAAAGACTGGCGCGGGATAGCCGGTAGCGCACATCCGATACCAGCCAGCGATATGGATCCGGCGCGACCGGTGCAGCTTGTTGACGATTTCCCTGGTATGGGTGATGTGGGTGCCAAACTCCTGCGCCAACTCCCGAGTGGTCATGCGGCGCCCTTCCTGCAACACCGCGGCAATCTTGTCGATTAGGTGAGTCATGATCACGCCCCAATGAGATTGATAGGCTGGCCGCGGCTATCGGCCAGGTACTGCAGAGAACCAGGATGGAACCAGAGAGCAATGCCCCCTTCCCATTCCCCGTGCCGGTTCTTGTCACAGATAAGCATTGCGTCTGGTGCACTGGCGAACTTGTCTGGCAGCGGCGTACCGCTCCGAGCGCATTGGTCCAGCGCCTTTTCCTTCGCCTTGTTCCGCCAGACCGTTAGGAATTGGTCGACCTGGTCAGAAATGGATCCGCTACCCTTCGCATCCAGCTTGCCGGGGGGCTTTTCCTCGTTCTCGCCTTTGCGCACGTGGTGAACAAGGTGGATATGCACTTCATGGTCCCGTGCAAGCGACGTGAGCATGTCCACAAAGTCTTTCTGCGCGTTGTAGTCATCCTCCCCCCTCACGCACTTCATGAGGCTGTCAATCACGATGTGCTTGATGTCCAGCTTGGACGCGCAGTACCGGATAACCGCGTAGATCATTTCCGGCTTGACCGTGCCTTGCTGGTCGTACAGCCATACCCGGTCCTTGAGCCAATCCCCGAACCTGCGCGCCATCTGCTCACTCGGCTGATCGCACATGGCAGCCTGTCTGAGCATCCGGCGAAGCGTCGATAGCGGCTTCATCTCAAAGCTTGCTATGCAGATGCGTTCACCTTGCGCAGCAAATGCTAAGCAAGCCATGCCAAGCAACTGGCTCTTCCCGTGACCGTTCATACCCTGCCAAACGGTGACTTCACCGGGACGGAACCGAAGGTGGTCGTGGGTCTTCGTCCAGGGCAGACGCGCCCCGGTGATAACATGGCCGCCGCGGATGGACTCGACAAGTTCATCGGTCCACGTATCGGCAGAGATCACCTTGGCCATCGGCTCCGATTCAGCCATGTAGGCCTGAAAATCGAAGGTGTCAGGGGTGATGAGTTGGACTACGTTGTTCATCGCGCCTCCACGCGTTTCATGCCGCCTGCGGGCGTCCAGCGGTACAGGTATTCATCGCTGAACCCAGATGCCAGAAGCCACAAGGGACGGAATTGGATCGCCCTGTCCGCGACCGCGAGCGTTCTGGTTTCATCGGTCCCCACCACGTGTACTGGAAGCCCGATCAAGCACCGGAAGTCGGCAGTCTTGGGCGAGTCATCCGGGCCAAGATCAATCTCCGGCGGACCACCGAGCGACATGACCATGTCCGGGTGCGTGAAGACCGTGTAGTCCTGGTTTGCAGGAAGGATGCTCACAAACACGGAGCTGGGCTTGTAGCCCTTCATCCGCAAAGCAATGAGGGTTTCATGGCCGATCACAGCGCGCCCTCCCAAGGCTGGTCACCAGGGCCTAGATCGGCCTGAATTCCGTCTTCCCAGCGTTTCTGGTTCAGGTACGTGAGGGGGGCAGGTTCAAAGCCGTCTTGCCATTGCTTCGTCTGCCGCATGGCAGCGACGTGACCTAAAATCTGGTCTGCAACGGAATCCAGTCTCCTGGCCTTCCAACGCTTCTGGCATTCAGCCTTCGCGACTTTGCGTTGTGATCCTGGCCATGTTTCCCAGAATTCCGAAAATCGGGCTGGCAAGTCGGCGTCAGCCGACATATGTTTTTCTTTATTGGTGTCTGGTGTCTGGTTAGGTTGATCGTTCGTTGAACCAACCGTTTCACGATCCGTAGCACGATTCGTGCTCTGTTCGTTGAACGTTCTAGCCTCTTTCCGTTTGGCTTCTCGTTCTTGAGCGATACGACGATTTGTGTCTGCCTGCTTACCTGCCTTTTCAAGTTCCGCCTCGATACGGCTGTGCATCAGACCTGATTCAACGACGATGAAGAACCTGGTAACGGACTTCACCGCGTCCTGCTCTGCCTTGGTGAACGCGCCAGCAATGCGGCACAGCGCGCCATGGTCATTCGGCAACGGCAATTCGGTCGCGTAATAGTGGTGCATCAGGGCCAAATAAGCCCCTCGCTCCGTCAAGGACAGGTGGCCTGTGTCGCGCTGGAAATCGCCGATGTAGTGCTTATAGAAGTTCATGCTGCAGCCCTTTTCATCGGCTCATAGGCGAGCTTGTAGGCTTCCTCAACAGAGGCGGGCCACAGGCCGCGAGAAATCAATTCAGCGCGCGTACGGTCGACGTACTGCACTTCCAACTTGCGGCGCGCTTCCTTGTTGATGCCGCTGCTGTCGTGCATGCGGTGGCACCGGGGGCAAGCAGCAAACGTCTGGGAGTCGCACGCCTTCAATGCCAGGCCCTTACCGAAGTTGGCATGGGCACATTGGGAAGGGGCACCAGCACCGCACACGACGCAATCCAGGGAAGCCACGTTGCGGCGGTGCTTCTCGGAGCGCAGGCGCTTGATCTTGAAGAAGTTCATACCCACCCCGGAATATGTGGCTCGTCGGTCCACTGAACGTTGTTCATGGCGCCGAAGGCCAAGATGCTTTCAATTAGGTCGGCCATGTCCTTGACGCCCAAGGTGCGTGTCTGCTGACCAAGAGCGACAACGCCCTTACCGTCCAGCGACGGCACCAACTGCATACGGTTCGTCTCGCGCATCCAGGAATCCACCAGGAGGCGCTTCCAGTCTTCAACGCCTAGCTTGCGATCCATCCATTTCATTTGGGATGCGATATCGCCGCACATCGCGTGTAAGCGCGAATTCTGGTTCAGCGTCCTCGTCGGCTCCTGGATAGCCACGTAGTGACCGTCAGGCGCGCTCAGGATTGCCTGGATCAGCATCTGACGCGTGGCGGGAGTGACACGGATGCGCGACTTGTTCATGTCAGTAGCCCCCGCCATCAGATTCGATGCGCGCTTGAAGGTACTTATAGGCCATGCGCTCAAGGGCTTGGATGTCGTCCCGGCTGATTGCAACGATGTCCTTGGCACAAACCTGAAGGCCCAGCGCCGCTATCAATTGGCACGCGCGCTCCAAATCGTTGGCGATGAACCGAGACATGGTTGCCTCAGACACCTCAAGCTTGTCTGCCAGTGACTTCTGGCCGCGCGTAGCAACGCGCTGCATGATCTGGGACAAGTACTTCCGAGACGATTCCATATGGTTTTCCATGGTTATGCCACGTCGCTCCATGCTTCGCCCCGCGCAATCATTCCGACCATCTGCACAGTGATTGCATAGCGTTCCGCGATGTCACGACGCTTGAAACCACGTGAAAGAAGGGCCTTGATCTCTACAACCTCGTCCTTGTTGAGCTTCTGGCGCTTGAAGAACGCTTCCGCCGTCAAAGAATTACCCGCCTCCCGGCGACGAGAAATCGTCGAATCGCAAAGGCCGTATTCCTTAGCAATCTCCGTTTGGAACTTGGGGACACCATTCACGAGCACAACTCGGTTGCGACGGGTGTTTCGTGCTTGCTCTACCCGAGTCGCCCACCGGCAATTTCCCGGCTCGTAATTTCCGTTGTTGTCGATGCGATCGAGGGTCTTCCCATCGGGACGCAATCCCATATCAGCTACGAACGATTCAAACGAGAACCAGCGCTCGCAGACAGTGATCCCGCGTCCGCCGTAATCCGAAAAGTTCGGATCAATCGGGTTGAAGCAGCGCTTAAACAGGCCGGTCCACGTGCTGTGCGTGCGCCCAATTTCATCCGATTTCTCAGCCTTACAAGAGGGCTGATCGGAGTTGCGTGGCATTTCATCGCTGGTGGCAAATACTGGAGGTGTGCTCATTTCGATACATCCATGAGGCTAGAAAAATGACTGAAACCGAAACCCTGCTGACCAAAGCTCAAGACATCGCCCTGCGAGCCTTTGAAGAACCCAGCGAAAGCGCCGTGATGGACATCTTTCGCAGGCTCTGCTGCGAACAGGACGAGGCTCGTATGAGCCAGGGGATGGAAGGACATGGAGCGCTTCATTGAGGGACCTCAACACGCGGCCTACGTGCCGTGACGCGTTTGTGCAGCAAGCGCAGCTTTTCCCCGTATTCCCACCGAAGACTTCGCTGTGCCCCTGAGGCGAGCATGGCTACGGTCGGCTGTGAGCAGCCAATGCGCTTGGCGATCTCTACCTGGGTCAGGCCCGAGGCAAGTACGTCGTGAGTGATCTTTTTCCAGTCCATGCGGCGACTTTATTGGATGTCCTATGTTTTGTCAATAGGCCTTCCTATGTCTTTATATATAAGAATTCCTATACCATGACCAAATTCGATTTCGCCAAGCGGCTTAAGGATTCCCGCAAGGCTGCCGGCCTTACCCAGGCCCAAGCAGCCAAGCTAGCAGGGATCAAACAACCCACCCTCTCCCAGCTGGAAGCGGGGGCCTACGAGCAATCCGTGGCCACTGTCGCACTGGCGAACGTCTATGGCATAAATCCAACATGGCTAGCCACTGGCAAGGGGCTTTCCCATCCATCCACTAGGACCAAAGAGGTACTAACTGAGGAGGCATACGACGGAGACATTGGGCGCATACCATATTGGGACGCACGCGGTTCGTGCGGTGGCGGATTTCTCAACTATGAGCAGCTACCCGTGGGACATTTGGTGAAAGAAGCGTCGTTCTTCAAGCGTTACAGCTTGGATCCAAAGAACGCTGTCGCCATCTACGCTGACGGCGAAAGCATGTCCGATTTCATAGTAGATGGCGATATCGTCATCTTCGACACATCTAAGAAGGAGCCGCGCACTGGCAAGATATTTTTGATCGACCATCCAGACGGCCTGCGTATTAAACAGTTGCGCCGCGAAGTGGATGGGTCTTGGGTACTGGAAAGCCGGAACCCAGACAAACGGAGGTTTCCGGATGAGCGTGTGGACCCCGGGAAAATTGAGTACTTGAAGATACATGGCGAGTTCGTCTATCGCCAGGGCGGGTAAAGACCCCAACCCATGACAAGCCGCCTTCGGGCGGTTTTTGTTTGCCTATTGAATAAAAATATAGGACACCCTATTGACATCCAATATTGGCTGTCCTATAGTTCATCCAACGCAGCACAAACCGCACCGCTTAGGCCAAAGGCCAGCACCGCGGCGCTGCTGCACCAGCAGTACCGCTCTTTAACAACCGATGTGCAAAACGTTCCGCACCCGCCGAGAGGCGATGCGACAGGGGAGACAGCGGACGCCCTGAACAGAAAGATGCCGAAAACCGCTCATGCAAGGTGGCTGAACAGACTAAGGCCGGCCTGGTGCAGAACTAGGCAGCATAGAGCGCGTTCCAGTTGGACGCCAAGAATCGACCGATGGCGCGTAATCGTGTTGATGACCACCGGGAGTAGGCCGGGAACCATGACCACGCTGGCCTACGGGTTTGACGGCGACGGCATGTAGGGCAGCGCCCCACCTGGAGCTGACCAGCTATTCGAATTTCTCGAATACCTGAGAGGGAGTAGCTAGGTGGTGCGTTGCCCCGGAATTTATCCGCCAGCCCGTTCTATGAGCGATGGCTGACGAATGAACGAGGAGAGAGGCCATGGCAAACATCAAGTACTTCAGCGACGTGACCGGCGAAGCCGTTTCGCTGACTGCGCCGCACGGCATGCCGAACAAGGAATTCGCCGCGCGCTGGCCGGGTGTGCAGGGAATCCGTTACGACGGCTATCAGATGCTGGTCGGTCACGAAGGCGGAAACCTGGGCGGTGCAGTGCTGCCGGTCACCCGCAAGATCGAATACAAGGCCTTCCCCTCGCGCCACGAGTGCAATGCCAAGTGCCTGAACGGCAAACACAACGGCACCTGTGAGTGCAAATGCGGCGGTAAGAACCACGGCGCCGGAATGTTCACGACCTTTCTAAAGGCAGCCTGATATGAGCGAACAAACGATGCTGGTTGTCATCGATGCCCAGCGAAGCCCCTGGCGGCTTACCAGATTTGACGGTCGGACGATGGGGGAGACTGCGGAACTGGTCGTCCCCAATGGCTGCTCGAAAAAAGAAATCCTGGAAGCAATCGAAGGATTCCGGGTTCGATCTCTGGAAGCGGTCGAAGTTGATAGTTAACTCTGCCTGCGCCGTGACAGGACGCAGACACGTGAACAAACCTCACCACCCGGTGAGCAGACAGGGAGAACAGCAGATGAGCAACGCAGCAAACCTGAAGCGCGCAATAGCCGACGCCCGCGAATACGTTGGGAAGATTGGCCGCCCGCAGCATCACTTCCGTGACGGCTCCGTCGGCAGGCTGCATCGGCTGGAAGTTGCCAGTGAAATCGGCCACCAAGAATCCGCGGGTTCCACGAATTACTGGAAGGACAAGGCCTTCGATCTGGCGCTGGCGAAGATTGTGCGCGACCGCTTCGCCGAGCTGTCGGCCGCAGCTCTGGAGCTGATGGAGCAGGAATACAAGGCTGCACGCATCGCCGAGAAAGACGCATTGCTTGCCAGCCTCGCCGAAATCGAAGCGCTGGAATCCGAAGCCTGACCACCCCGCCCCGGGTGCCGGGGCTAGACACGTGAATCCTGAAAGAAGCGGCATCCCGGAAGGACGGGAGACAACTCAAGCCGCATATGTGTCGATCTAGGGAGTGCTTGCGGCAATCCTAGGTACTGGTAGGCCCGTACATGATCGCAGCCAGTGTCGAGTCTGGCCCGCTTCTTTCAGGATTCATACCGATTAACAAGGAGAACGAGATGGAACGGGCGCTCATCGCCGCCGGGGTGAAGAACCTCAAAGAGTACGGATATCCCGAAGTCAACGAGACCAACATCCTGATAGACCCGATCTACTCGGCGTTCTTTCGCTCGATGCTCCGCGACAACAAGGGTCACGGCGCAGCAGTCGATAAAGCGATCGATTCGCTTCTCGCGAAGATCGTCGCCTAACCCCCCCCATCCCGTTGATAAGCCCGAGGGGCAAAGGAGAAGAGTTATGCCGATGATCGGCGATTTGCGAGTGTGGCACGTCCCCCAGGTGCCTGGAGATGCCTTTCACGTCTCGGTGAAAGATGTTGAGCAAGCGAAGCTGGTGCTCAAGCTGCTGGCCAATTATGACCACTTCCAGTGGGTGAACAACATCAAGCCCGATTACTGCAATGTGAACGGTCTTGAGGTGTATTCGGAAACCGGCGGTACAGACGGCGAAGGCCCTGGCTGGGAAGACTGGGAATCCTCCGACGGCGAGAGCATTGAGGACCTGATGGAAGGAGAAGACCGCGCTTCGTAGTTCCACCTGGTGCTGCATAGCAGCCGTAGCCGCACGAAACGCGGCGCTATCAATCAAGGGGCAGCCGGATGAGGCGTATCCGGGCGGCGCGTTGAGTGCCGCGCAATGTAAACGAGGCTTGGGCGCTTGATCCGACCCGCGACGGCGGGGATAAACAGCGCCTTCAAGTTCATTGCTCCGCTGGTTCGACTCCAGCGCCCTTGATTGATGGCAGCAGTACCGCCCAGGCGATGGGCGACCAATCGCGACTGACACGCGGAGCCGTGAAAGCCGGCCGACTCTTGTCAAACCCGGGATCGCATCCGGGGCCATCAACCAAATTGCGGACCACGTTAGGGCAATAAACCCCTACCACCCGCGTCTCGCTGGCAGACGAGCGATAAAGACGTTGCCTCCGCGCCTATGAATTTGGGCTTGGCAAGCTGCGGAAAGGCCATGAGACGGTCAGATGCCACCTGACGCCGGACACGTAACCGGCATCCCCCCTCGGTCGCTCAGGCCGGCGAATCCCAATCCCTCCCCCACTACCTACGTCAGCCTTACCCAAGGCTGGGGGTTCGCCGCCCTGAGCGCCTCAATTCAATCCGCAAGGAGCAAACCATGGACACGATTACCACCACCCAAGCTGTGGCCACGATGCAGAAGTACGGCGGCAATGGCGTGCAGAAGCTTGCCGCATGCTGGCTTGCTCTGGACGCGGAGAAACGCCAGCGGCTGGAACAGGCGTTTGAGCCTGAATTCAAGTACTACCGCACGATGTACGCGGAAGACGTGAAGGCGGCGTGATGGAGACTTTCCGCGTTGCGTACCCGTTCGCGCTGGAAGAGTACAGCGGCCCGAAGGACGGAGAGTTCTTCGACGGGAAGACCTGGCGGCCTGGCGTCCGCTTCGAGGTGAGGGACAGCGGATATCTGTATGACCCTGACCAGGTGGCGATTGCCGATGGCATGGGCCAGATGGTGCTGGAGGTCGTCAGCCGCCACAAGCCCGGCAAGTTCCCGGAGCGCACGTTCTTCCTTCGCAGCTTCGTGGATCCGAACGGGCGAACCTTCGGCAAAGCGAAGCTACGCGTCACAACAACACAGGCATTCAAGCGGATGGCCGCAGGCTATCGCCACGAGTTTGAACGCGCCGACCAAAAACAGGACAAGGAACGCCCATGAGCAAGATAAATCTGCCGCCCCTGCCTCCTCTTCCAGAGCAGACCATTATCGATGTGATCCCGTGCGATGAGGGCGACTGGCCTATCGATGGGTGGAACGAAGACGAATTGCGTATCTGGGCTATCGCCTACGCCGAGCAGGCTGTACGCGAGGCTCTGGCGGCGCAGGAGCCGGTGGCGTGGATGACTGAGGACGGCCGCGTGTCGACTGACGTTACCAAACGGACCGCCATGCCCACCGCATCGCAAGTCGTATTCAGCATACCGCTTGCCCTCATCCCGGAGAACGACCATGGATAGATGGCACGGAGACGAGCAATTCCTGATACTCACCGCCACCGTGCAAGACGTATGCGAGACGCTGGGCAACCCTGCTAGCTGGGACGCAGACGGGCATGACGCGCTGTTCTGGGCCAAGCGGCTGGAGCAGGCTGATTTCTTCGCCAATCTTGGTCCTGCTGACCACCTGGCGATCTTGTACGCGGTGATGAACAGAAATTCGCAGTGGTGCTTGGCCCTTCAAAGGGATATCAAGCACGCGATCAAAACTGAATTGGAGGGGTGACGATGACGACGAAATTTACGCCTGGTCCCTGGTATACCGGCGAACCCTTCGAGACTTTCCCAGGCGCTGGTCTGCGCTTTCACATTTCTCAGGCGGAAGGCGCGCCGTACACGCCGCACTATTCAGACGTTGCACAGTTCGTCGCTGAGACCATTTCTAGCGAAAAGCTGGCGATCCAGAAAGCCAACGCCCAGCTGATCGCCGCCGCGCCCGAGCTGTTGTCGGCGCTGCAATTGCTCCTGCATGAGGTGGACGAATCGGCAATTGCGGGTGCTACCGACTACGGGTGGCCTGCCGCTATCTCCAAGTCCCGAGCCGCTATAGCCAAAGCCATAGGAGAGAAAACATGACCCGCCTCCTGCGCAAGATTCTCCAAACCGATGCCCACACCGCCGTGGGTATTTTTTCGCTCATTTGCGCCATCGTAGGCGCTCTGGCAAGCGTCCAGCAGGCCGACCATGAATCCGCCGAGCGCTGGGCGAAGGACGGCGGCACCCGATACGCCGCAAAGGAATAGACATGTCCAAGACACACTGGAAGCTCCTGATCAACCCTGACTACATCGGAGCCTATGCGCTGGAAGAAGGTCAGGACCTTACGGTGACGATTGACTGGGTGCAACAGGAAACGGTCACCGGGACAGGCGGCAAGAAGGAAGATTGCACCGTCGCCCGCCTGGTTGGGCAGAAGCCGATGATCCTGAATGTCACCAATTCCAAGATGATCGCCAAGCTGTACGGGCCTTACATCGAGGACTGGGCTGGGAAGCCGATCACGCTGTACGCCAGCACTACGAAGTTGGCCGGGGAAACCGTGGAATGCCTGCGAGTGCGCCCAAAAGTGACGGTGAAGAAGCCGCCGACTATCAACGCAGAGCGGTTCAGCAAGGCCATCCAGTCGATCAAGGAAGGCAGCTACACCACGGACAAGCTACGGGCCAACTTCAGCCTGACGCCTGAGCAGGAGAAGGCACTTGAGGAGGCACTAAGTGAAGCCACTGTTTAAGGTTCGCTGCTCTTCCCTTTCTGTGATCATGACGGACCCCAAGGTCAAGTCTGCGGCCCTGTCGGATGGCGCCAAAACGTACTTGGAAGGTGTGGCTAAGGAGCTGGTCTACGGCTACACGTACAGCCCGAGCGCCAAGTACATGGAAAAGGGAAAGATCGTGGAGGATCAGGCCATTGCCTTATACAACTCGGTCTTCTTCACCAACTATGCCAAGAACACAGACCGTCGCGAGACCGAGTATCTAACCGGCGAATGCGACATCTTCACCGGCTCCAAGATCATCGATATCAAGTCGGCCTGGTCACTGCATACATTTCCTGCCACCGCCGCTATGGGATCCAGCAAAGAGTATGAATGGCAGATGCGCGGTTACATGAAGCTGTGGGATGTGGAGGAAGCTGAGGTTGCTTACTGCCTTGTCAACACCCCAGATGAGCTTGTGGGTTACGAGGATCCGGACCTGCACTACGTTGACCACATCGACGAGGTGCTGCGCATCACCCGCGTCCAGTACACCCGTGACCGAGGTTTGGAAGAAAAGATGGAAACCCGCGCTCGCGCGGCCCAGGAATACGTCATCGACGCCATGCAGCGAATAGCTGCTGAACATCAAGGATAGGACATGGCATCAGTCAACAAGGTCATTCTCATCGGGAACTTGGGACGTGACCCGGAAGTGCGATACAGCGGCGAAGGGACTGCCATCTGCAATCTCTCCCTGGCGACCACTTCCAGCTGGAAGGATAAAGCCAGCGGCGAGAAACGCGAAGAGGTCGAATGGCACCGCGTCGTCATGTACAACCGCCTGGCTGAAATCGCCGGCGAATACCTGAAGAAGGGCCGCTCGGTCTACATCGAAGGCCGCCTGAAGACGCGCAAGTGGCAGGACAAGGACACGGGCGCTGATCGCTACGCCACTGAGGTAGTGGCTGACCAGATGCAGATGCTTGGAGGAAAAGGCGACGAGGTGGATCGAGAGTCCGCTCAGCGTCCCGCACGCCAGCCACAGCCGCGCCAGTCGCCTCCCGAACAAGCACCAGCCGCCAATCTGGCGGACATGGACGACGACATCCCGTTCTAGTCTCCCGACAGTCCCCCAGCACTAACCCCTTGTATCCCCGCAAGGCTGGCGGGGCTGCCCTCCTATTGCCTTGGAGATCCCAAATGGAAACAGACGATCTGCCTGAGCCCGACGATGACTTCGTTGAAAGCTGCGTCATGCGATGGGGTCTTCCGGGCGCAATCATCGGGCTGGCGCTGTTTAACGCTGGCCTCTACTTCCTCTGGCGCTATCTGCTGACCCTTTTCACTGGAGCCTGACCATGACCACCACCCTCCTCGCCGGCTGGAAGCCGATAAGCAGCGCACCCAAGGACGGAACGCCTGTACTGCTGTTCGCCCGACACGTCGACGCCACGGCAAGCACGCGCGTGGTCGGATCGTTCGACAACAACGGCTTCGGCTGGATCGCGCAATGCTACGTTGGACAGCCGTTTGCTCGTCTGGTCCCGTCACACTGGATGGATTTGCCTGCCTTCCCTGACGCTCCCAACCCTCCCGCCAGCGCACAGGACGATGCGAAGGACGAGCGGACAGCGTTCGAAAGCTGGATGCGATCACAAGGGCTGGGCACAGAGCGCCACGGCGACTCCTACTCGCTTACCTACGCTCGTCGTGCGTGGGACGCATGGCAGGCGCGTGCCTCCGTTGCCGCTCCCGCTGCTGGCGATGCGCGGGATGCGGCACGCTATCGCCGGCTGCGCGACCATGCCTGCAACTCCTTGCATCTGACGCGGGATGGTGACCACGCGTGCAATTACCTGTCTGCGGCGGAATGGATAGACAGTTGCCCGGAAGACTTTCAAGACGACACCCCGGAAGAAATCGCGCGCATGAAGGCAGCCAATACGATCTGGCGGCTTCAGGTCTATCCCAACACGCCGATTGGATTCTGGGCGCTCCATGGCTCGACACTTGATGCTGTCGTTGACGCATCAATTGCAGCCTCTCAGCAGCAGGAGGGGTGAATGGGCCGCGCCGCCGCCTATTACAACGAGATCGACCCCTACGCCGCCGACTGGCTCCGCAACCTGATCGCCGCCGGCCACATTGCGCCGGGCGACGTGGACGAACGCAGCATTGAGGACGTGCACCCCGATGACCTTCGCAGCTACACACAGTGCCATTTCTTCGCCGGCATCGGCGTCTGGTCGTATGCCCTTCGGCGCGCCGGATGGTCCGATGATCGACCTGTTTGGACCGGTTCCTGCCCCTGCCAACCTTTCTCCGCGGCAGGCAAAGGAACTGCGTTTGATGACGAGCGGCACCTTTGGCCGGCCTGGCACTGGCTCATCCAGGAGCGCCGCCCTCCAATCGTCTTTGGCGAGCAGGTTGCAAGCAAGGACGCAGAGCCTTGGCTCGACCTTGTTTCGGCTGACCTGGAAGCCATGGGTTTTGCGGCCGCTGCTGTCGCGTTCCCTTCTGCGGCTGTCGGCGCACCCCATAAGCGCGAACGGACTTACTTCGTGGCCGACGCCCAGCAGCACGCTCGTGGACGCCAAGCCCCGGCCGCCGATCACAACCGGCCGCAAACCCACGGATCCGCAGATTGGACTGGCGGACATAGCGGTGCATCTGGCGAGCTGGGGAACCCCTACGGCGAGCGAACCGGGCGGAACTGGGGATCAGTATGTGGCCAGGTCAATCGGCAAGACTGGAAACTCGGCCCCCACAATGCTGACGCATCAAGTGGCATTGGCCGGCTGGCCGACTCCCTCGTGCAACAACGACAGAACGGGCAAGCCGGAATCGGCCTTGAGCATGACGCGGGCGGACGGAACGAAGGTGCAACAGCGCCTCCAGGACTTCGCAGCGATCAGCGGCCCGGCCCGGTTAACGGCTTCTGGCGAGCTGCTGACTGGCTCCCCTGCCGGGATGGAAAGTGGCGGCCAGTTGAACCCGGCACATTCCCGCTGGCTCATGGGGCTCCCGCCCGAGTGGGACGCCTGCGCGCCTACGGCAACGCGATCAATGCGCAGCAAGCGCAAATCTTCATCGAGGAGAGCATGAAATGTCTCTGACCGACCACACCCCCGCCGCCCAGGCGGCAATGCAGGAAACCGCGCTTATGGACGCCGTTCAGCGCGCGCACGACGTGCTACACGAATGCCGGTCTATGGTGAGCTTTCACGATCAGGCATTCCAAGAAATCGGATCCGCCATGGAGGAATTGCGCGCCCTGCTGTCCAAGCTGCGCACCACTGTAGCCGATGGGCCGATGCCACCGCTCCGGGTTGGCAATCTCCCAACGATGAGCCAGGACGAATATCCGGGCCTGGGCGATTGGTGGGTGCAGTTGTGGGCCGGTGACGAGGTTGTCGCCCGTGTCTACGGCAGCACTCCGCAACAAGCCAAGTCTCGCGCCGCCGCCCTGGCAAGCGCCCCTGTAGCCGGGGAGGCGCAGCCGGTGGCGTGGTTGCATCAATGCCGGAAGAAACCCGAGCTGACCCAGGTCACGATGAAGAAGCATGAGCCAGCGTTGGCCGCGAAGGGCTTCCGGCCGGTGCCGCTCTATGCCGCGCCCCAGGCCAGCCCTGAGCCGGTGGGGATGGTTCTGGACGAACGCCGCGATACCTACCGGCTGGCAGTCGTCGCACCTGGCATGCGCCCCGGGGACTCCGTGTATGCCGCGCCCCAGGCCAGCGAGGCGGTACCCACGCTCCCGCGAGGCTGGCAACTCGCGCTGAACCTCGCCATCGACGCCATCGAGAACGCCGCTCCGGCGGGCCAAGACTGGCCAGTCAACTGGCCGGCCATTCTGCACGGCCTCGTCGAGCTACGCGCCGCCCTGTCCGCGCAACCGGGCGCGCAGAAGGGCTGCAACTGCGCTACCTGCCGCCCGCACCACCGACAACAAGGAGCAGTAATGGACAAGGAGCAATTGGAGCAGATAGCCCAGCGCTCGACCTGCTGTAAGCCATTCGGCGAGGCAGTGACTATCAGCCGCGTAGAGCGCGACGAGCTGGTGGCGCTGGCAACGGATGGAATGCGGCTACCCGATGCGATGAAAGCACTAAGAAGTGCGCGTCGGGCATTGGCAGCGGCGAGCGCTCGTATGCCGGAGTTCGACAGCGATTACCAGAATCTGGACGCCTTCATCCTCAATTTTGAATTGGAGCAACAGTGAACGATCGAGAATTGCTCGAGTTATCGGCAAAGGCTGCTGGGCACATCACGCGGTCGGACAGATTCGAAGTCTGGATTGTCGAAACCGATGGAAGCCCGATAGCAAGGTGGAACCCGCTAAAGGATGACGCACAGGCGCTGCGCTTGGCGGTGAAGCTAGCGCTGACCATCGATATACAGCACCACGAAACCGAAGTGTTCACGTGGGAAGGAGAATGTTTGTCATCCGAGCATGTCTTCGTGCACCCGGACCACTCTTACAAGGCGACGCGACGCGCCATCGTAGAAGCGGCAGCAGAAATAGGAAAAACCCGAAGTGAATGAAGCAATCCAGCGCCTGCTGGACACCACAAAGAAGCACTGGATACAGCCCGCCTAGCGCGGGCTTCGTTTTGGAGGCAGGACGTGAAGGACATTTTTATTATGGCCTTATGGGCCGGTGCCAAGACAGCAATGATGGGTATGTCAGCCTACCTGATCTACCACGGCGTAGATGGCTGGGGCTGGTTCCTGTTCGTCACCGCTGCCTTTGTCTGCGGCTCAAGTGTGAAGGTGGATTAGATGAGACGCTACCTAGCCCTACGAAAGCTGGGATGCGGCTGGTTCACGTCCGGCTTCATCTCATGGATGAACTTCCTGTTCAACGTGCCGGAGAACGAGATCCGGTTCATGCACGTAATCATCGAGATGGAAGACTAATAAGGCCCGCTCACCGCGGGCTTTGTTTTGGAGGCGATATGTCTATCCTCACGCCTGCCGATTTGGCCAGCCGCTTTCGCATCAGCAAAAGCAAGGCGCGCCAGCTCGCCGCTCCGGGTGGCCCGATCCCCTGCACGAGGATCGGCAGACTGATCCGGTTTGATGAAATTGACATTCAGGAGTACGAGCAACAATGTCGATCTACTTCGATAAAAGCCGCCGTCGATATCGCTTTGAGTTCGACCGCCTTATTGAAGGCCGAAGAGTCCGGGCTACAAAGCTACTTCCAAAAGCTTGGAATCAAGCCCAGGCGGACAAGTTCGACCGGGAGGAAAGCGGCCGCCTCTATGCGATAGCCCAGGGAATAGAGAAGGTTGTCCCGCTCATCGACACCGCCGTCAGGCATTACCTGGACACGAAGAAGGAATTGAAGTCGTACATGCACGCGGCGCGTCATTTAGCCGCGGCGGCCGAGTACTACAAGGGGAAGCGCCTCAATGAACTGGCGGACGTATCCCGAGACATTCAAGAAAAGGAGGCGGGAGAGTGGAAGCCGGCCACCATGAAGCAGCGGATCGCCCTGGTGCGCGCCGCCTGCCGGGCGCTCTGGAAGGATCGCCGTCTGGATATCCCTGACCCAGCGTCCCATGTCTCCCTGCCGGAAGTCAGCAATGAACGGCGCAATTACGTCACTCGCCCGTGGATGCTGCGGATGTGCCGCAAGATCAGCAACCGGCCGGCCCGGGCGCTTCTGCTCATTGCCTTCTATTCTGGTATGCGGCGGGGCGAAGTCTGGTCAGCCAAGGTGCAGGGCGATCACTTCGTACTGGCGGACACCAAGAACGGGGAGCCGCGCAATATCCCCGTCATGGGGAAAGTGGCGCACTATGCCCGCAAGCACCTGCCCCCCAAGATCAGCTATCGTTCTCTGATGATCTGGCTGAAGAAGGGTGCGGCAGCAATTGGGCACCCAGAACTGACGCTGCATGACCTGCGCCACAGCACGGCCAGCAACATGGTTCAGGCCGGTGTTCCTCTGTATACAGTAGGGAAGGTTCTAGGGCACAAATCCACCGCATCCACGGCGCGCTATGCTCACCTTGCAACCGACTCTCTACAGGCTGCACTTCAGCAGATTTCCACCCATAAGGCGCCCAGAAAAGGTGTGGGGGAAAATTGA